GTCATACGCATTGGAAGCATTCCGCTTCATGGTGAGCTTTGCTACAAGTTTGGCCATGGTCGAGAACCGTATCTTTATTGGCAACGGCAACATCATCAGCCTGATCTTGCAAGACGAAATCCTACACAAGGACTGGACCGCTTGGATCATCAATCAAGTGGTCAAAGAAGATCCTCGCTTTGCTGCCGCCAAGGCAGAATGTGAAGCTGAAGTTTACCAGTTGTACCTGGATGTGATCCGTGAGGAAAAAGCCTGGGCTGACTACTTGTTCCAGAAAGGTCCTGTGATTGGGCTCAATGCCAACATCCTCAAAGACTTTGTGGACTACACAGCAGTGGGCGCACTCAAAGAGATTGGTATCAAGTATCAAGAGCCTGCACCACGTAGCACACCCATTCCTTGGTTCATGAAGCACGTAGACACCAGCAAAAAACAAACTGCGCTGCAAGAGAATGAGTCAACTAACTATGTTATCGGCGTCATGAGCGACAGCCTTGACTACGACGAATTACCAGATCTATAAAAGGAAAATCAAATGAAAGCAATAGTATGGTCCAAAGACCAATGCGCCTTCTGCGAACAAGCAAAAGCCTTGTTGGACAGCAAGGGAATCGACTACGAAGTCCGTAACATCATGCATGATTGGACTCGTGAACAATTATTAGAAGCAGTACCAAATGCTCGCACAGTGCCACAAATCTTCTTAGATGAAGAATACGTGGGTGGATTTAACGAACTTAGAAAGAAACTAAATGGTTGAAGCAGGAAAAACATACACCATGCGTATGGGCTATGGTGAAGAGATCGTGGCAAAAATCATCAGCATTGATGCTGACACTTACACACTCAGCAAGCCCGTGGCAGTGGTACCTGGACAACAGGGCATACAACTTATGAATTCATTGTTTACCGCAGATCCTGAGGCAGAAGTCACGGTAAATAAATCTAGCGTGGCCATGATCGCTCCTGTGCGTGAAGACGTTGGGGACAGTTATTTAGAAGCCACAACAGGTATCAAGCCTGTGCGCAGTAAAATCTTAATGGGATAACATGCCAGCAGTACAACGACAAGGTGATCCAAACGGCTCAGGGGGTGTAAACACTTCGGGTGTGGCGTCTGTGCGAGTAAATGGTCGTCCTGTTGTGGTACCTGGCATTAGCGTTAGTCCACATCCCTGTTGTGGGTCACCAGGTTGTGGTGCACATTGCTCGGCAGTGACTGCAGGTGGATCTGGCTCAGTACGTGCAGGTGGGCGCCCTGTGATACGTGATGGTGATGTTGATACTTGTGGACACGGTCGTGTAGCCGGTTCTAGTACAGTGAGAGCAGGATAATGGCCGAGTCAACAGCAACACCATTACAACTCACAGCAGGTGTGGGCTTTTACTCAGGCAATGCCATCACAGCCAACACAGACCTAGCCAATAACATTGCCAGTTATGACAGTACCGCACTTATTGCCAACTTGTTGTTTACCATCAATCAAGCGGCCAGCAACGTGTCGTTGAGCATTGGCGCTGGTACGTTGGCCAATCTCAAGACCTTGGGTGCCAATATTGCAGGCAACTATTGTCCTGCTTTGGGCGACAGTGTGCCTAGTAATATATCACTCACAATAGGCAACGTTGGATATGCCAATTCCATTGCTACCAATGCTGGCACATATCTAGGATCGGGCGACTTTGGCAAATTTGCTCAGGCATTTGGCGCCGCCCAAGGATTTATTGCACTCACAAACAATGTTATATTGAGTGCAGTCAATGTAAATGGTTCAGATTACTTAGGACCTACATTCACCAACATGAACAACCTGATTACAGGGGATATTGCACAGGTTAATTTGGCATTCCCTGCGTTTGGTGCAGATCTTGCGCTGTGTGGTGATTTGATTGATTTTGAAAATGTTGATCAATTTGGTACCCCGGCTGCATTGTTACATCAGTTGGCGGTAAAGGGAAACATGCTCAATGGATCTACTCCTTGTGTGACTGCAGAATTAAAAGCACGAGGACTCACAGATCAAAATATTTCTGACCTTGTGAATTTAAATGTACAAAGTTTGTTTAATCCAGACGGAGTTACATCAAACACATTTGACACACTACAAAAAAAAGCATATCCAGCTTTGATGTCAGTTACTAATACATGTTTGCAAGATGTTTTAGATATCTTAAATTGTACATTGCCCAACATTGAAACAATGGCCGATCTATTAAACCCTGTAAAAATATTCCCCACAAGTTATTCAAGTTTAACACTGCCAACACCTAATGGTCCTGTATTGATTTATGATATTACTGGAGCAGTTAACAGTGCTATTACGCCAATATTAAATTCTGGCTCAGTGTCACCAATTGGTTGCGATCAATTAGCTAAAATTATCCCTCCTGCAACTGCCGCGGCCAATCGTGCATTGCAAATTGCGTTCCAACAGGTCAAAGGCATTACTGGGGTAACTGCACCACAACTGGCGGCAATACTACAATGACCACAATCGCACAAACCGCATCCGAAACGGCAGCATTTTCAAGAAAGCTAGGCACACTCAAAGGTTTAGACTTGATTGCCAATACCACTACACCTGTGCCACCTTCAGTAGCCACATACTATGCTACCAATATAGCATTGGGCTCAGGACCCAGTGGTACATTTTTAACCACAGACTTTTTTGGATCGGCTGCTGGCATCCCTTACAACGATGATCTTGCTACAATTACTTCGACTATTTTGGCGCAACTTGCTGCCGGCACACTCACAGACCTCAATAACATATATTCTTATATGAAAAATCTCATTACTGATGTGTATGGGTTACCGGGTGCTATATATCTTCCAGCACCTTACACCGCAGGAAACCCCTATGCCAGTTATGATTCAGCATTGGCAGTATTGGTCACAGCCGCTGATGCAGCCATTGGTACAGCCACTGTGGCCATGGGCACTGCTACCACAACATTAAACACTACATGGACAGCCATGTGTCAACACAGTGCAAATGAGCCGGTGTTTCAAGCCAAGGCTGGCATTGACTACACCACACTCACAGCTGGCGCACAGTTGCCCATTACTGCTTTTATTCCTGCACTTGCCGGCTACGGTCAAGAAACACAAACAGGCATGGCTGCACAGTTTTTGGAAAGCATTGCCAACACAGCCAACCAGTATGGACAAGCTATGGTAGGCGCCTTGCGTGAAGGTCGCAACACCGCAGGAATCAATTCCATCAATTTGAAAATTGACAATGGTGTGCCCCAACAACCTGCCTCGGTGCCACCACAGGCCACCTTGAGCGACAGTGAATACACACCCGCACAAGCACGAGCTCTAGTGTAATACTCAAGTACTACTTTTTTCTGGTTGACTAGAAATGCCCATTTTGCTATAATATAGGCATAGAGTAACAAAAAGGAGCCAAGATGTATTACATTATTGTTCGAGACACTGGAATGATCCACTCAGATGGTCCTCATCCTACCCGTGCTTACAAAACTTTCGGCGCCGCACGTGCCACCCGAACACGCCTGTGTCGCAAAGAAGGTTGGGGTGTGGACCAACTCAGCATTGTGGACACCAAGCTCTACAAACCTCGCATGGTTGAACGCACCAACATCATGACTGGCAAGAAGTTTGAAGAAGATGTCAACACACCGCACTTCTGCTCGCCCAGCTCAGAATCATTCTGGAGCATGTAATACTTGAGTATTACCTTTTTGGTGGTTGACCAATAATTGCCAAAATGCTATAATATGAACATATTGTAACAAAAGGAGCCTGAGATGACATACGCAACAATCCAAGAAGTCAACACTTCCATCATGTTCAGCAATTTTACAAACGAACAGCTCAACAGCATCAATGATGCGGTGAACTATGCTCGTGCCCAGCTTCGTGCAGTAAAGATCCGCACATTCACCAAAGGTGACACAGTGAAGTTTCACAGCACCAAGCGTGGTGTTACAGTGACTGGCACAGTCACCAAGGTTGCCATCAAGTATGTCACAGTCAAGGATGGCATGATGCTGTGGAAGGTGCCTGCTAACATGTTGGAGGCAGCATGACATTCCGACGCTGGTGCCAAATAATGTGGCAAGAGCATTGTGATGAATTGTTTGCATGGACAGGTAACAACCCCCAGTACCTGTCAGCAGAATATTTTGAAAAGTACAAATGGTGGCTCCGCAGAGAGTACCGAGCAAGAGGAGAACGACATGGGTCTTGACATGTATGCATACTGTGCCGCAAAAGCAGGCCAGCAAAATGAATTCTACGAAGGTGCAGAACTTGATCCCGACACTAGGAATTATGTAAACCCCAATGTCAACAAGCCGCGAGAAATTGCTTACTGGCGCAAACATCCCAACCTACATGGCTGGATGGCACAACTGTGGCTTCGACGTGAAGGCAATGAACTACGTGAAACAGACAACTTCAACGGTGTTGAACTGGAACTCACGTATGATGACTTGGACGAATTAGAGTATGCAGTACAAAACAATCGACTGCCCTCAACGTCAGGATTCTTCTTTGGCGAAGGTGCTGATGATTATTACAAAGAAAGTGATCTAAAATTTATACAAGAAGCCCGAGCTGAAATGTTCCTGGGGTTGAAAGTATTCTATAACTCTTCATGGTAACCACTTAAATATATGAATGGCATTGACTTCGCACACAAACAATTCAACGGTGTCCCAGTGGCGGCTGATTGGATAAGAGACCTTGAAAGTTCTGACAGCCGACTGCACAAAGAACGTGTGATTGAAAAAGCACTAATGGCTGCAAAGTTGGGCAGTGCCAATGCACAGTGTTTCTTGTTCAACTGCTATCAAGCCTACAATCCCTACTG